AATCTCCCATGTCAGAATGTCTGACAATTTAATTATACAGGAGAATGCATACTAAATTACTTCTATATTTCCCAGCGCCTCAGCTAATTCCTGTGGCATTTTTCTGGGTGGCTTAATTAAATTATCCACTCTAGCTTTTTCTTCTTCAAGGTAGTTATCTCTTACTAATTCACCGTAAGTATGTATTTCAACTTCCCTGTTTTTCTCCCGCTTTGAATGGATAATAGCGTTATAAATTGATCCGCAAACAGAGTCCGCTAAGTCTTTTGAACCTTTTCTAGGGTGGTCTACTCTATCTCTCATAATACGAAGCTGTAACAATTCATCTACTAGAAGATCAATACGTGGACCCTTTACTCTTTCTTCCGCCACAATCAAGGCCATGTCTTCGTAGTGCTTCTTAGCAACAGACAACAACTCTGTATTCATTCCGTACCCACGCAACTGTTGCATCATATCGTGTGAGTTCCATCGGTCAAATGTTGTTAGCTTAACATTGAATCCACGTTGTCTTAAAGAAAGTATATAGTCTTTAACATCAGTAAAGTCTACGCTTTTAGATGCAGTAGGTGTCCAGAACCTAACAGCATCTACTACAACTACAGGTGCCGTTTGAGCATACTCATTTCCAACTTTCATGTTAACCCACTTTTCAACATGGGCCAGCGATACTGCACAATGGTCATGCTTTTGGGCAAGGTCTACGTGAATGAAGTATTCAGTGTTTTCCAGTGGCTTGAACCATTCTGCGAACCTACCAGATGAATCTACTGCTAGGTTAGGGTTGTTAAAAGCTGTCTCGATCTTTTCTCTAGACTTAAAGAAAGCGTCTACCGCATCTGGCGGCATGCATGCATATCTGGACAAAGAATCTTCTGGATTCTTATAAAAGTCAATTTTAAAGTCTTCGATTACTCTTGTAGGGTTGATCTCCCACGTAGGTCGCTTTAATGCAAACACTTTGGGAACTTTGTACGCAACTATGTGGTCTTCCTCCCACTGGATGCTAAACTTATTTCCAGGGTCATCTTCTGGCAGGTCTGGATTTAAAACAAATTCGTGTGTCTTTATAACAGTCTCTTTGGTTGCAATAGACTCTTCGTACTTCTGCTGAATAAAGTCATTCTTAAAACGAGGGAATGAAAGTAGAATTAGCTTACCGAAGTCTGGGAAACGTGATGTAAGAGATGCACGATACATATCATAGATAGACTGAGCAGTCTTAGCCTGATCATGCCCTGTCGTAGACTCTAAAGCAAATCCAGAAATCTCGTCGAGAACAACTACAATTACGTTATATCCTTCCCAGGCTTCTCTTTCTGAGTGGCCTGAGTGAACTGTAATGCTTTTATCAAACTCAATAGATCCAGCTTTAGGATTATACTTACCAACAAACCATGGTGACTTTTCGATTCTCTGCTTAAATCCCTTAAAGAAAACGTTGTTAGCCTGCTGTGCGTTAATAGCAATATTAAGAATGTCTATAGCATCTCCAGGTGGTTTTCCATAATATACCGCTGGATCCTTTAGACATAGGAGAAGATATGTAATATATGCTGCTGCAACTGTTGAAGTATAGTCCTTACCAGAACCCTTACCTAGCTGGAAGATAACTTCGTTACAGGTCTGCTTCCATCTCTTTTCACCCTCTTCTTCGCCTAACCATCTGATGAGAGTGTCTTTCTTGTACACCTGAGTCATTGCTTTAATCATTGTGTACTGATATGTAGATAGCGGTGGTAGGCCAAGATAATTGACAGATGTTACGAACTCTTCAATTGTTACTGGCTGTTCTTCGAACTCATCGCCATCTAGTACATCAAGAAAATCACTAAAGTCAGCCATTGTTTACTTGTATAATCTCCACTGGCTCAACTACCCCAGAGATTCTTGACAATCTCTGCTTAACTTCTCTCTGGCACTTCTCACACTTAGATGTTACATCACGGAGAATACCCATCAAAACTTCCTGCTTTTCTTCTGTTTCAGCAATCTTTGAACCCATCTCCGTATTGTCAAGGAGTCCTGCCTTCTGCAGCATGTCCATCTGTCTTGCCTGAATCTCTGCTACAAGCTTAAGAGCGGATACCTTTGATCTAAGGTCCGCTGCATTATCTGACTGCTCTACTGTTTCCCACGCCTTATTCATAAGCATGCTATAGTGCTGGTCTGAAGCAACTAGTGCCTCTCTAGCACGTTCCTGAATGCTCTTATCATTTTGTGCGTAAGACTTCCACTCATCAATAATTCTAAGAACTTCATTACGCTTTATATCAAGCTCTTTGGCAATCTGAGTTGGTGTATAACCCTTTAGGCTTCTTTCGACAACCTCATTCATTTGTTCGAATGGCTTTTCAATTTCCATTATTTACTCCCATGATCTGTCTTATAAAACCCAGAACCCTTAAATTGAATTCCAAAGTTGTTAAACACTCTTTCCATATCTATATTGCAATCAGCACATTCAGGCTTTACTTCTTCCGCCTTAATGCTTCTTTCAACCTCTTCTACGTTAGTGCACTCTGGACACTTATAATCGTACTTTGGCATTAGTCTGGTCTCACGTCCCAGTTGGCATAGTGTTCTTGCCATGTGTCTGTTGCATAAAAGTCCATCTGTGATTCAATAAAGTCGTCACCTTCTGGTAGACGCTTTTGTGTTTTTGTACCCTGAATTCCGTACCATCGGACAAGCTTCTCTCCGCAGGTGTCGCAATTATATCCAGGATCTTCTTCCTTTATGCTTCTAAAATGTGTGTATTGTACTTCACACTTCTTACATTCGTACTGATATGATGGCATCAGTTCCCCCTCATAATACTAAAAATATGTGACTCTAATTCTTTAATGTCAGAATCATTAGTAATAATTCTATCAAAGTCATAGTTGTCCATAGCAAACTCTGATGAGTGTCCGTTGATTGGTCTAATGACACTACGGTTTACTCTCCAAATTTGTCCGCCATTTTTACGAACTAGATCAGCTTCATTAGGATATCTAACATCTGTAATGATGAAATTGCTATCTCTATCTTCTGCCTCAATTTGTCTGAATACTTGGTCAACCCAGAAGTTTTCACCAAACATCTCACGACCAACTTCAGTTCCGAAAACCTGTAACAGTCTTCTCATTTCTGGCTGAGCCTTCGTAGTCTCCCAACCAAACTCTTTTACCATTTCATTTACACGCTTGCCATTTTCAAGAATGGGGTCAAGAACTTTAACAGCTTTACGAATATTATCTGCAAATGCCAGTCTCTTAAATCCATAATTCATTATTAGAACTTCGGCAACTGTATCTTTGCCCGAACGAGCATACCCACTTACTCCAATAATCAATTTTTATCCTTTACCAATGTTAGGTGAACGCTAGTCCACTTATATGTTCCATTATCTAATTTAATATGTGGATGAGCGACCTTTTGATATTCTCTATCATGAATTGATCTCTCAAAGTCTATAAACTCTGTATCGTCCATATCTTCATCTAGATAATCTACACAAGTCCATTTTATACCATCGAGCCACACTTTGTCTAGTCGATCCCTATCAAATAGCTGTACGTTTGCAAATCCTTCTCCATCTCCAGATATCTTATACTCTGTAGAGATTGCTGCTACCCCGCCTGGTTTTAATACACGATGAGCCTCTTCAATTGCTTTTCTAATTGCAAATTCATCGCCAAAATGCTCTAATGAACTACAGCTAAATACTGCATCAAATGAGTTATCTTCGTATGGAAGATCAGTCCCATCCACATGTTGCCAAACAACACGTTTGTGATTGTAGTTATTGCTCATATATGGCCTAGCATCTACAAGTAACTCTTTTTCATACCAGTGTTGCCATGATCCACCATCAAGGTAAATATCGGTAGCAAATACACGCTTAGCAGTATTTGATAGCATAGATATAGTTTCTTCTTTAGCCACTCCAATACCTAAAATTTCTGCATCTGGATTAGATGTCACGCCCATTTTTTCAAAAGACACCATAGCCATAGCTATTTCCCAAGTCTTTCTATTCTTTAGCTCTACACCATCCATAGCCTGGGGGAACTGCTTTGTTCCCAAATAGTTATACTTCTCGCACACAGACTTGAAGAATGGATCGTCAAAGTCTTTAATGTTAGCAACCTTGCTAAGCTTTATCATAGTTTCCTCTGGTTCTTTATAAGGCCATATTTTTCAAGGTATCTCTGGATTGTCATATGGCTACATCCAGCCTCTTTAGCAATTTCAATAATAGTTTTTCTTTGGACTACATATCTTCTATATAGCCAGTCTTTAGATTCGTATAGTTTCATCGTGATGTTAGGTTATTGTAGGCATAGTAGGCGATACCAATTGCATCTCCCACATCATTATCTTCTAGATGAATGTTAAACTTATCATTCACAAAGTCTAATGTCCTTTGTTTCCTAGTCTCCCTTATTTTATTCGCATACCAAGTATCTGACTTACCTGGAAATTCTAACTTAATCTTAGCCTTATCTTCCTTCTTAAAGGTTTTATTACCAATATAGTTCTGCCATGTAGTAGGGATTACGGTTACTACCTTAGTCCCGTCGCTCATAAGCTGACTGATAATTGATCCATAAACATATGACAACTTAATTACAACATCTGGCGACTGCACAAATACAGCACCTTCGATTGCAATGTAGTCAGACCTTAGATGCTTCTTCATGGCATAGACCTTTTTACGAGCATCATGAATCTTCTCGTAGATATCATTACCACGAATGTCTATCTTGCCATGCTTAGCAAGCTTTCCGTCTTCAATAATTGCAAACGCTACTGAGTTTGTGGACGCATCGATTCCAATTACCCTATGTGCTTTAGGTTTAATTAAATCAGCCAAGCCCATTTAACATATCCAATATCTCTGAACGTTGCTTATCTTCATCATTCTTCTCGCAAGTTGTGCAAACTGAATTGTAGTTATACCTGCTTAGCTTTGTCTTGCATATAGCGCAATGTCTAACTGATCCAAGCTTGATGGCTCTTCTCTCGTAGTACCGCTCCATTGTTCTTTTGTTTGTTGCAAGTCTGCAGCATTCGTCTGAGCAATACTTCTGGTTGTGCGTAGCTTTTGTGAACTCTTGGTTGCACTCATCATAAGCACATATTAAAGTTTCAGAACTGGTATTAATTTTTCAGTGTCCTCCATACCAAAACATGTTGTCCGTACTGGACAGTCTGTACAAATCTTGTTATTCTTTCTGAATGGTCTAGCTGGTAAATCCTTATCTTCCCATGCCTTGCGTGTTTCACGCATCCAATCATAACACTTATCTAAAAATTCTCTGTTTACAGCATTCATCTTTACTGGAATAATAAGCATCTGCTGGTTATCCTTGTTCTCATAGAGCAAGAACCCTTCTTCTGCCCCACGCACATCCATGTAAATAAGGATCTGAAGCCTATGGTTATCTGAAGGCTTCATTGAATTCTGTCTAAATAAGAATGCGTTATCGCTGGTTGTTTTAATTTCACCAACAACTTCTGTTCCTTCCCAGTCTAAGATTACGTCAGCAAATCCCTTTACAGGTGGATCTTCCTTAATAATCTCCTGTTCAATAACCTTAACCGTGCCAGTTGACTCAAAAATCTTTTGAATTCTTTCGTGTGCTGCAGTACCGTTGGCCATATTTGCAATAGCGATAGCATCAAATGTGTTTTCAAATTCTGTCCCTTCGAAGGCAATGTACCAGTATCGTGCACAATTTCCATGTCCGTAACCAATTGTAGATGGAGAAAACGTAGTCTTCTTCATAAACTTAGGATTATTACTGTTACCAATGTATCCATCAGTTAGCATCTTAGCTAATCTATCTGGATCAAAGTTTCCTGTGTTCTTCTTAAACTTTAAATTGTTTACTAAATCTCTAGCCATTATTTAACACCATACTTTAGAGCGGCTACAAGCTTATCGATTGAATCGGCAACTGTGTAATACACGTTCTTCTTTTTGCTGGCGACTTCTCCCTTTTCCATAGTTGTGTAATATCTAGCCAAAATAGAAAGCTTGGCTGATATTGCCTGCAACTTAATTATTAACACCGATGCCGCTGCTGGCGGGATATCTGGTTTTGTTACTACCTTAATTATAGCATCTAAAGCAGCGTCTAATTCTGGGTCCTTCATGAACTCCTTAAGATCATTAAACTCAGTAACTTCGCTAATCTTTTCTAATACATTATCACTCATGATTTTCCTCCCAAAACTCGATTAACTCTTCTAGTATTGCCCACTCAATGATTCCTAGCCGAACCTTTGAGTCTGTTCCAATAATAATTTTTAATGCTGGATGCATATTTCTGCTTACCTTAAAAGTATCTGTGCAGATCTTTGCCCAGTTATCTTGATTAAGTGTAAAGGACTTTGATGCCTCTTTGTAGTCTACAAGGAACTGGTTCCACTTAGCATCACCCTTTTGGTATTGTCCACGACCAGAGTTCTTCTGTGCCCTTGCACCGTCTCGCTTGATTTCACCACGCTCTGACATTACATCCTCCCAGTCGTTGTATGATTACTGGAGCATGTCCAGGTTATCTCCTTAGAATCTTCGTCCCAAATAGCAGACTTAACAATCTCATCACACTCTTCACAAGAGAAAGAGCCAGATACTTCTAGCCCTGGCTTCTTCTCTTCTTTTTTCTTACGTGAGATAAAATCATCAAGGTTACGACTTGGCATAGATTTCAGCCTTAAGCTTATCAACTACATCTGGGTTATCTCTAAGGTATTGCACTGCCTTAGCACGACCCTGAAATCGCTCTTCGTTAACTGTATACCATGCTCCACCCTTTTCAATGATGCCGAATTGTTCTGCAACATCTAGGACTTCACCAACTTGATCTACTCCTAGATTCTCGCCCTGAAAGTAGAAGTCATATTGTCCCGAAAGATTAGGGGGGCCGAGTTTGTTGTAATCAATAATCCAGTTAACTGGTCTTCCGACTCTTTGCTCGATAATCTTATCGCCAACTTTAACACCAGCCTTAATAGCATTTGCTTCAGCTTCAGACGACCAGAGCTTAACGACAGTGGAAGAGAAGAACTTGACAGCCATTCCGCCTGTGGGGATGTGCGAAGCATGCATAGATCCAAACTGATTTCGTTGTTGTGAGATGAGAACAAGTAATGTGTTTTTGTTTGCGTAGTTGAGC